TCACCAAGACCAGAGCTATAAAGATTTTTGAGGCTCTGGGTTTCAAGACAGCCTGTAATTGGGATGCAGCCAGATTGCAAAAGAAAATTGAGAACCTGCCTAACCTCGTGGAAGGTGCCAAGCTGGACGATAAAACTCAGAAAAGAATCAACGTGGTTCTGAAGGCATTGAAGGATGGTAGGAAAGTTGCCGTTGTCGATGTCGAGGATGCTGCTGCTGATAAGAAGCGGGGCAAGGCTGTCGAGGATGCTGCTCAGCGGGAGTCGGGACGGAAGGCCGAGAAGAAGGCCAAGGATAGGAAGGTGGAAGTCAAGGAGGATGACAAGCCTGATGCAAAGCCAAAGACTAAGAAAAAGACGAAGAAGGTTGTTACCACAGCATCAAAGGAAAAGAAAGATGTTGATAAGTTTGGTGCTCGGCCAGGGTCAATAAAAGCAGCAATAAATGCAGTATTGACAAAAAAGCCGAAAACAATGGAACAGCTTCTCAAAGATGCTAAAGTTGCTAATCCACAATCTGGGCATCTCAAGAATCTTATTGAGGCTGGGCACGTTAAAAAGAGTGATAAGGGATTTGCTCTTGTGTAGAGAATTACAAATAATACATATCAACTGAGGTGTATAATAATCTCAGTTGATATGTATTTGATGGAAGGGGATTAAAATTAAAAAGAATACTTTATTACCAGATATGAAGGATGCAGAAAAAGAATGGGTGGGGATGCCAGAATTTGTGCAAGAAAGTAAATGGGGATACCAAACAATCACATTACGTTTTGGTACTAAAGAAGATGTTGAAGATTTTGCAAAATTGATAAAGCAGGGAATAACACAGAAAACGAAAAATTTATGGATTCCGAAAGTCGATCAAAATGCTGAAGAGAAATCTGTCGGTAGAGATTCGAGGTTATTGTATGTACAAAAGAATTGTGATTTGTGTCTTAAATATCCTATTTATATTGTTTCTAAAGGCCGGTGGGAAAGCAGATTGACCAGCAAAGCTCTTGAAGCTATGAATGTATCTTATAATATTGTTGTAGAGAACAGTGAGTATAAGAAATATACAAGAGTGATAGACAAAAAGAAGATTTTAATATTACCACAATCTTATTTAGATGAATATGATACTTGTGATGATTTAGGCAATTCAAAAAGTAAGGGGCCAGGAGCAGCAAGGAATTTCTGTTGGGATCATTCTATAGAACAAGGTTTTAGGTATCATTGGGTTATGGATGATAACATAAATGGTTTTTGTAGATTGAACAAAAATATGAAAATAAGAGTTGATTCTGGGGTTATTTTTAGATGTGCTGAAGATTTTGTAAGGAGATATAAAAATGTTGCTTTGAGTGGATTTAATTATGATTTTTTTTGTAAAAGTAGACAGGTATTGCCTCCTTTTGTTTTGAATACAAGAATTTATTCATGCTTGCTAATAAAAAATAATACACCTTATCGTTGGAGAGGTCGATATAATGAAGATACAGATTTGAGTATAAGGATGCTTAAAGATGGGTGGTGTACTATTCAATTTAATGCTTTTTTACAAAATAAAGTAACAACACAAGTGATAGCAGGGGGTAATACTAAGGAGTTTTATGCAAAGGAAGGGACTCTGCCTAAATCAGAAATGATTCAAAAACTACATCCAAATATTACTGAAGTAGTTTGGAAGTTTGGGCGTTGGCATCATCAAATATATTATAGACATTTTAAGAAGAACAGGCTTATCAAAAAAAGCAGGTTCAAAGATATTAAAGGTATAAATAATTATGGAATGGTATTGATAAAAAAGAAAGGAATAAAAAATGAGAATCAATCGTGAAGAATTTCTAAAACAGTTGGAATCGGTGATGCCGGGATTATCACCAAAAGAAATCATAGAGCAATCGTCCTGCTTTGTATTTATGGATGGGATGGTTCATACTTACAATGACGAGATTTCCTGTTCACAGTCATCCTTGCTGAAAGTCGAAGGTGCCGTGCCTGCCATCCCGTTTATATCCATCCTTCGTAAGCTGGAGGAGGATGAACTGGATATAAGGGCTAATGAGGAGAATTCCCAGTTGCTTGTCAAAGGCAAACACAGGCGTGCAGGCATACGGATAGATTCTAAAGTACTGTTGCCAATAGAGGAGGTGGATAAGCCAAAGAAGTGGAAGCCACTGCCAGCCGATTTTGCCGATGCTGTAGCTATCACCCAGCCTTGTGCGGGTAGTAACGAAGCACAATTTAATATGACCTGTATTCACCTCACGCCGGATTGGATAGAGGCTTGTAATAATCATCAAGTCACCCGCTACAGAATAAAGATGGACATTTCCAAATCGACACTGATAAGGAAGGAATCTCTAAAGCATGTGCTCAGTCTTGACATGACTGAATTTAGCGAGACTAAGCATTGGATTCATTTTAGAAATCCAACCGGCCTTGTGCTTAGTTGCCGGTATTTTCTGGAAGAGTATCCATCCGATGATATTACCGAAGTGCTAAAAGTCAAAGGCAGTAAATTGGTTCTGCCGAAAGGTCTGCGGGAGGCGATAGAAAAGGCCGAAGTTTTCTCGTCTGAAAATGTAGAGGCTAATGATGTATCTGTCCGAATACAATCCGGCAAATTGAGGATTAAAGGACAGGGTGTTTCCGGATGGTTCAGCGAATCCAAGAAACTGGAATATGATGGGAAGGATTTAGAATTCACAATTCCATCGAAACTGCTATCGGAATTAGTCAGGCAATACAATAAGTGCGAAGTGTCTGAAAATCGTTTGAAAGTTAAAGGCGAGAAATTTATTTATGTAACGACGCTCGGGGTTGTTGATGAAAAAGATATATAAGAAATTATTTGAAAATAATACTTTTCAAAATATTGAATTGATAGATCCAAGATATTTTGGTGAATGTCGGGATTGTGACAAGGTGTGGTTATTACATTGTAGGAATTCATTTTCAAAATATATCTCAGAATGGATTTGTCCTTATTGTGAAAAGACATTGGATATTTATAAGTTTAAGAGGAGAAAGTCTTCCCTTATCGATATGCAAAAACAGATAATAAGACGAAGAAAACAAAATGAAAATACATTGGGCATTTTCAAATGACAAAAGGAATGATTTTCTATCCTCAATATTGTTTTGCTTGTGGCTTGCCTTTTATCAGTAAGCATAAACATTCTCGATGTTGGTCTTGCAACAGTACAAATACTATAAATTGTTTTGGTGAAAAATATGAGCAGTTCTTACAAAGAGTTTCTAAAAACAAAAGGTATCAGGAATGACGAAGAAGGTTTCAAGCCATTGTGGATACCTGATTTTTTATATGATTTTCAGAAAGAACTTGTTGCTTGGGCTATAAGAAAAGGCAAGGCATCTCTTTTTGAAGATTGTGGATTAGGCAAGACTCCACAGCAATTAGTATGGGCACAAAATATTATAAAGAAAACAAATGGCAAAGTTTTAGTAGTGACTCCGTTAGCGGTATCTTATCAAACAGCCAAGGAAGCAGATAAATTTGGGATGGAAGCAAAAAGAACTCAAGATGGGACTATCTATAAAGGAATCAATATAACTAATTATGAGAGGTTGGGATATTTTAATCCTAATGATTTTGCCGGTATAGTATGTGACGAATCTTCGATATTGAAAAATTTCGATGGTAAAAGACGAAAACATATTACTGAATTTATGAATAGTATTAGATATAGATTGTTATGTACAGCTACACCTGCCCCGAATGATTTTGTAGAGTTAGGTACGTCATCAGAGGCATTGGGAAATATGACGAGAAGTCAAATGTTAGGTATGTTTTTTACACACTGTGGGGAGACTACATCACAATGGAGTTTGAAAGGACATGCGAAGAAACGTTTTTGGCAGTGGGTATCTACATGGGCCAGAGCTTTGAGGAAACCGTCAGATTTAGGTTTTGATGACGATGGTTTTATTCTACCTCCTCTTCATTTTCATATACATACAATAAAATCGAACTATAAAGAGAATACTTTATTATCTTCTCCGGCGATAGGATTGAACGAGCAAAGGGCTGAAAAAAGAAGGACATTGTTATTAAGATGTGAGAAGGTAGTTTCATTAATACCAAAAGATAAACCCTGCTTGCTGTGGTGCCATTTGAATGATGAGGGTGATTTATTAGAAAAAATGATTCCCGATTCAGTTCAAGTGGCAGGGAGGCATAGTGATGATTATAAAGAAGATAAATTGATAGGATTCTCAAAAGGGGATATAAGAGTTTTGATAACTAAGCCGAGGATTGGTGGGTTTGGTATGAACTGGCAGCACTGTTCTAATATGACTTTTTTCCCTTCTCATTCACATGAACAGTTTTATCAGGCATCGAGAAGATGCTGGCGTTTCGGCCAAAAAGAAGAAGTCAATTGTCATATAGTTGCGAGTAGTAGAGAATCAATAATTATGCATAATATGATACGGAAGGAACGTCAGGCGATTGAAATGTATAATGGAATTATTAAAGAGATGTCAGAATTCCAATTAAATAAAAAAGGAATTGAGATTAAGATGAAGAAAGTGGAGGCTCCTAAATGGCTGTAAAACATCAAAGAATAACTAAGGAATATGCTTTATATAATGGTGACTGTTGTGAGGTCTTGAAAGATATTCCTGATAATAGTGTAGGGTTTTCAATTTTTTCTCCTCCGTTTTGTAATTTATATTCATATTCAGATGATATGTTAGATATGGGCAATTCAAAAACGTATGAGGAATTTTTTAAGCATTTTAGATTTTTGGTGAGGGAGTTGTGTCGAGTAATGCTTCCGGGCAGAATTGTAGCTGTACATTGTATGGATTTACCTATATTCAAACAGGATATGGGTTTTATTGGTCTGCATGATTTTCCGGGAGGTATAATAAATCTGTTTCTTAAAGAAAAGTTTATTTACCATTCCAGACATTGTATCTGGAAGGACCCATTATTAGCTGCTGTAAGAACAAAAGCCATAGGTTTGGCTCATAAGCAGATTATAAAGGATTCAAGTATGTGCAGAACTGGTATTCCGGATTATATTTTAGCCTTCAGGAAAAGAGGGGAAAATACCATACCTGTAAAAAATAATGATGGATTAACAGAATATCATGGCTCCAGAGATATACCGAAAGAATTAGATAGATTCATAGGCCATAAAGAACAAAAGACGAATAAGCGTTCTCACTGGATATGGCAGCAATACGCCTCTCCTGTATGGTTTGATATTAGGCAGACGAAAGTATTGCCATACAGAAAGAGTAGAGATATAGATGATGAGAAACATATATGTCCATTACAATTAGATACTATTGAAAGATGTATGACTTTGTGGACTACAAAAGGTGACGTGGTATTGTCACCGTTTATGGGGGTGGGTTCGGAGATATATGTAGCTGTCAAAAATAGAAGGAAAGGAATAGGTATTGAATTGAAAACGTCTTATTACAGACAAGCTGTTAGAGTTATGAAGTATGTAGAAAAAAGAAAAGGTTCGATTGTATAATTATGACAAAAGGATTTTTCAAAACTTCGAAATTACAGAGTAAGCAATTGCCGCGAATTCCTCATTGTGGTTTGTGTGGTCTATATAAGCATTGCAAGTCCCCGAAAATGCAGCCGACAGGTAAAGGGAGAAAAAAGATATTGATAGTGGCCGAAGCTCCGGGTGCTCAGGAGGACAGAGATAATATTCAGTTGGTAGGCAAGGTAGGGAAATATCTGAGAAAGTCATATCTAAAACCGTTAGGTATTGATTTGGATTTGGATTGTATCAAGACTAACGCTATCATTTGCCGTCCACAGGATAATAAGAAGCCGGACGATAATATGATAGAAGCCTGCCGACCTAATCTGATGAAGACAATTAAAAGATACAAACCAAATGTGATTCTATTGTTGGGGGAAGTTGCCTGCAAATCTTTGCTTCCGGTTGTGTATAAAAATGAGATTGGTAAGATAAGTCGCTGGAGAGGATTTTGTATTCCCTGCACAGAGCCAAATGCTTGGATTGTTCCATCATTCCATCCATCATATATTTCAAGGATGCATGATAGTGTATTAGACAAGATGTTCAAAAAGCACTTGAAATTGGTCATATCAAAAGCAAAGAGCAAACCTTGGGAGGATATACCTGATTATGAA